GTAGGCGTACTGCTCCTGCATGTACTGGTTTCGCGCGGTCTGGTCGGCGTTGAACGCCGACTGCGCCTGCGACAGGTTTTGCGCCTGCCCGGCGTTGTAGAATTGCGCGCGTGCAGCGTCCTGACCGAACTGCTGCTGCTGGGCCTGATTGGCGAACGTCGTCTCGCCGAGTTGCTGGTTGTAGTATTGGTTCTGCCCCTCGTTGGCGAACTGGCCGCGGGCCTGCTGCTGCTCGAAGGCGCGCTGCTGCGCCTCGTTGGCGAACTGGCCGCGGCCTTGCGCCTGCGCGTAGGCCTGACCCTGCGCGCTATTCCAGAATGCTGCCGACTGCGCGCTCTGGCCGTAACCCTGCTGCTGCGCGGCGTTTTGAAATTGCGCCAGCTGCGCGTTCTGGCCGTAGGCCTGCTGCTGCGCGGCGTTCTGGAACTGACCCTGCGCCTGCGCCATCTGGTTCATGCGCTGCTGCTCGGCACCGGCCTGACCGACCGCGGCGAAGCGGGCGTCGTTCGCCTGCCGGTTATAGTCGTCCATGGCGCTGGCGTAGGCCTGCGAGCCGTAGCGGATGCCCTGATCGGCGAGGCGCTGTTCGACCGCGCTGCGCTCCCGCGACAGTTGCGGGTTCATGCGTTCCATCAGGCTGTCTTCGACACGCTGCCGATCGGCGCTGAAGTTGTCCGCGGGGCCGTAGCTGCGCGCGATGTCGCCGCCGGTGCCGTAGCTGCGCGTGATCGGTCCGCCGTTCTCATAAGCGAACGACAGGCCGGGCGTTCCCTCGAAACTGTCCTGCTGTTGACCGGCGTCGCCGAACGAGGTGAGCGGGTGGCCGTAGCTGCCAATGTTCGGCTGGATCACGCCGCTGCCACCGAACGAGGTCTGCGCGCCGGGATTGTTGCGAATGCTGTTCGGGTCGCCGCGCGCCGGTGCGCCGGATATGTCGACGTTCTGGCCGAGTATCGATCCGAGGCGCGCCGACTGGTTCATGGCGGTGCCCGCCATGTTGATCTTCGATGCGTTGTTGATATCGCGCAGGCTCTGGTCGGCAGGCGACAGCGTCTGCGTCGCCGTCCGCAGCGGGATGTTGTAGGTCTCGTGCGTCGTCGGGTCGGTCCACTGGTAGTTGCCGGTGGTGTTGTAGTTCAGCGAGCCGCCGTCGCCGCTGTTCTGGTTGACCTGATTGAGCATGGTGTTCGCGATCGCCGTCGACACGTTGGTGCCGGTGGCGGCTGCGGCCGTCGCGATCGGGTTGGGCGGCTGCGGCGGATCAGGTTTCAGGAAGCTCATGGTTTACCCCTGCTGTGGCATCATACCCGGCACCGGCATCGGTGCACCCGGCTGCTGCATCGGTGCACCCGGCTGCTGCATCGGTGCACCCGGCTGCTGCATCGGCGGCTGCTGCGGCATGCCGCCACCCACCGGCGGCTGCTGCGGCATGCCCCCCATCGGCGGTGTGTTCGAGAGCGGCATCTGCTGCGGCGGCATGCCGCCCCCGATCGGGGCGCCCTGCGGCGGCCCGCCCGGCGCAGGCATCTGCGGCATCTGCGGCCCGGCGTTCATCGGCGGCATCTGCGGCATCGGCGTCTGCGGCGGCGGCTGGTTGATGTTCATCAGCGCCGACGTGATCGCGTCGCGCTGCTGCGACACTCCCGTGTTCTGGTATGGATCCGGCATGTCAGGCGGCCTCGCTGTGCTGTAGCAGTGCATCGGGAATATGATGCTTGTAGCGCTTGCAGATCTTGTTGTCGGCCCAATCTTCGACCGTCAGCAGCGCGACGACCGCGTCGGCGTCGCGGCCGAGCATGCGCGGCATGCGGATCAGGGAGTAGCCGAGGGCAGCGAGCTGCCGCAGCAGGCGCTCGTCCTTGGCGTCGTTGAGCTGGAGCACCATCTGGCACCCGGCCGTGATGAAGGCGTACTGGTACATGCGCTTGAGCGTCTCGGGCGTACACCAGCGCCTGCCCGGCAGCGAGGCGCACGACATCTCGATCACACCTGCCTCCGGGTTCCAGTTGTGGTATACCCACCCCGCGATCAGCTCGTCGCCCTCGACGACGCCGATCGCCGAGCACTTGCCGAAGCCACGGCCGCGGATCGCCGGGATGCGATCGGCAACCCAGCGCGCGACAACGTCGTCATGACCGTAGGCGTATTCGAGCATCAGCCGCCTCCCGGCGACGTGAAGACGTCACCCTGCTGCAGCGTGTCGCCGTAGGGGCGATCTTGATACCTGCCGCTCTCGCCCGCGTTGTCGATGATCCCCAGCGTTTTATAGAGGTCTTGGATCATCTGCTGGCGCTGCGCCTCGCCGTCCGATGCCATCGGGCCGGGGTAGCCGCCGCCCGCGGTCGGGTTGTATATCGGGCCCTGCTGCCCCTGCTGCGCGTTGACCGAGCCGAACGTGTTGTCGAAGTAGCCGGGGCCATAGGGCTGGCCGGGAATGTTGCCGATGCGGTCGTTGAGCGACGCAGGCGGCTGGTAGCCTCCGAAGGCATCGCTGCTTCCGATCTGACCGGAGTTGATCGAGCCGAACGGGTTGTAGTCGCTGCCGGGCTGACCGGCGTCGAGGTACGACGGGTCGCTGCCGTTCGCCATGAGGGCGCCTGCCATCGCATTGCGGCCGTAGTTCTGATCCCAGCCCTTGCCGGGGTCGAAGAAGTCGCCTGTCGGGCCGTAGCCGTACTGCTGGACGTGCTGGTCGATGTACGCATTCTGCGTCGGGTTCAGCGGCGAGTTGTAGCCTGCGCGGTTTATGCTCGCGTCAGGCTGCGGCGGCGTCCAGCCGGGGAAATCCGCCGGGGTGTTGTTGGGCATCGCGCCAGCGGCCGGGTCGTATCCGGGGGCGCCGCTGAACCGGCCGTCAAAGCTGGTGCTGGTATTGGGCGGCTTGTTGGACGGGTCGAGCCCCGCTCCGATAGCCGCCGGGTAGTCTCCCGGCAGCGGCTGCAAGCCGGGCTGGATCGGAGGCGCGGCGCTGTAGCGGTCGTCGAAAGACGCACCGCCGTTCAGCGAGGCACTCGGCCCGTAATTCTGATCCCAGCCTCCGCCCGGCTCGAAGAAGTCCGAGGACGGCTCGTAGCCGTACCGGTCGATGTGCTGCATGACATACTGCGACTGCGTCGGGTTCAGCGTATCCCACGACGCTGGCGGCGCCTTGTACTGGTCGCTGGCGCTGGGTGCCTGCGGCGTGCCCGCGCCGTTGCTGAACGCACTGCCGTAGTCGCGCTGGAAATTGCCGCTGCTGAAGTAATCCGCCGTCGGGTTGTAGCCGTACTGCAGATGGTGCTGGTCAGCGTACTCCCGCGCACCGGCACCGAAGGTGTCGATCTGGCTCTGTGTGGCCGGGGTGTAGCCCGCCTGCTCCGGGTGGCCGTAGACCTCGCCGATCGGGTTGTAGCGCTGGTTCGGGTCGGGGAACGGCTGCGCTGGCGGCGCCACATACTGGTCGCTGGCGCTCGGCGTCTGCGGATTGAAATGCCCGCTGAAATAGTCGTTCGACGGGTAGTAGCCGTACTGCAGATGGTGCTGGTCGGCGTACTCGCGAGCACCGGCGCCGAAGGTGCCGATCTGGCTCTCCGTGGCAGGCGTGTAGCCCGCATCCGGGTGACCGTAGACCGGCTCGGAATACGCCGGGTCACTGAAAGCCGGGTCGCCGCCGACGATCGGGCCTTGGATCGGATCTGACGGGCCAGCGAAGCCGCCGGTTGCGCGGCCATAGGCAGCACCGAGTGCCGCATAGTCTGCGGTCTGCCTGCCGAAGCCCCCGGTGCTGGCGAACGGGTCGTAGGCCTGCGAGGCTCGCGACACCGCCGCCTGATTGGCGGCGGCGTTCGCCATCGTGTTGTTGTAGGCCGTGTTCGCCTGCGGGGTGTAGCCGTTGCCGTAATCGAAGTTGGCGTTATAGCCGCTGTAAAGAGACATTGTGTTCGCTCCTATACGACGACGCCGTCGCGCTCGAATGTTGCGGCGATGCTGATCAGGTCAACCACCGGCTTGGCCTGCTGACCGACGGTCACCTGCACGATCGGCGCATGCGAAAAACCGGTGACGCCGATCGACACCCACCCAGTGTTGCGGATAGCAGGCTTGGGCGCTGACGGTGCGTCCCACACCGAAGTGTCCCACACGCCTTCGTCCCAGATATCGAGGATGCCGGGGTCCAGCCCGGCGCTCGGAGGCGGCGGCAGCGTGATGACGTAGTCCGTGCACGCGGACAGCTGTGGCACGAACGGCTCGTGCGCGCGGGCGGAGAACGACGCTCTGGCCTGCCGCCACGTCGCGGTCTGCGACGGCGACTGGAACATCTCCCAGCCGCCGACCAGCGTCGCGACGTAGACCGCGCCGTTGTCGTAGCCGCTGCGATCGGCCTGCATGATCTGGCCGGTCTGCGTACCGAAAAACATATCGCCGCGCATGCGGATGAAGCACATCGCATCCCAACCGGTGAAGCGTGCCCATGCGCCGGTCGCCTGATTGACCACGGCACACAGCTGCTTGCCGGGGACGCCGCCCGGCCACGTGACGAACATGCCACCGTACTCGTCCCATTTGCACATCGTCCACGGGTACTCGATCTTGTCGAGCGCCTCGTCGCGCCACATCGTCTTGATCGGCCGCGTGATCGCCGCCAGTTCGAGCTCGGCGCGGTCCTTGGTAACGGCGCCGGACGTCGGCATGATGCCGTCGACGGTGGCGATCAGCAGATCGCCGCCGACGGCGATGTGCGCGTTCATGCCCATGGGCGGCGACATCTCGTAGCGGCCCTCCTGCCGCCAGCTGGCGGCGACGGAGGGGTCGCTGCCTGTAAAAATAAGCAGCTCCCCGAGGTCCGTCGCGAAGACCAGCTTGTCGTCAATTCCATCGCCAGCGTCGATCGACCACGTCGCGCAAAAGAGCAGCTTGCCGCCCTTGGTCGCGGCGCCAGACAGCGGCAGCATCGACAGCACGCCGCCGATCGAGTTGAGGCCGAGGTACCACGCATTCATGCTGTTCTTCTCGATGAAGAAGTAGCGGTTGCGGTACTTGCAGACGTAGACGAGGTTCGCACCGGCAGCGACCGCGGCCGAGCCGGGACCGGCCGCCGTGATCTGCCCCGCGTTCAGCGTCGTCCACGTCGTGCCGTCGAAGCGCAGCAGGAAATCACCGGCGTCGTTGGCGACGGTGAGGAAGTCCCCGCTGGCGTTGGCGAGCTGCGAGGCGACGTAATTGCCCGATGCCTGCCCGGTCTTCACCACCGCGGGCACCGTCGTGGTGACGTCGTAGATCTTGGTGGCGTTGGCGGCGAACATCTTGCGGTTGGCGCCGCTGGCGTACTCGAACCCGGAGACGACCGGCGTCGTCTCGGGCAGCTGCGCCCACAGCGTGCAGCCGCCGCGCAGCGACACGCCGCGCATGGTCGGCTTCCAGTTGTCACAGACCAGCGCGCCGCCGGGCTGCATGTAGGTCTCGTTCTCGTTCAGGATTAGCCCGCGCGTCGGCGCAGGGATTGTGATCGTCTCCAGATGCTGCGCGACCTGCTGGTCGACGGCGACCCTGCGGAATGCCTGATGCCTGCTCATGTCGGCACCGGCCACGGGTAGGCCGTGCGTGCATTGGCAGACAGCGGTCGACGACCGATGACGACCGGTGCCGGGCTGTCAGCGCCCTGCGCGAACGCCAGCGCATCACCGTAGGTGCCGAGATCCTCGGCGTAGGCGGCCCCCTTGTTGGCTTTCCACTGCCAGATCATGCCCAGCTTCAGCACGCGCTCACTGAGCAGGAAGGTGTCGGCGTCGTTCAGGAAGGCGGGGCCGACGCCGCCCGAATTGAGCGAGATACAGTTCTTGTGCAGGTACATGAACCGCGCATTGGTACCGATCGGGAGCGCCGGATAAAACTCCAGCGCGCGGTTCTGGATGTGCCACTCGGTACGATCGCTGACGTTCCGCAGGCGGCGCTGCAGCCACTCGTCAGGGTCGGGGATGAAACGTAGCGGCTGCAGCGGCGCCGTCGAGGTGTAGATGTTCGAGCTCTTCAGCATTCGACGGTAGTCGGTCGGCAGCGAGTATGTGGTCGCCCCGGTGCCGGTAATGGTTGCGGTGGCCTGCAATCCAGTCCACTCGCGATTGTCGTAGGCGATGCGCTCCGCCATCTCGTTGGCGAGCGCCAGCATCTCCTGCATGGTCCTGTTGCCGATGAGGCTGGGTATCACGGCGTCGGGGATCGCGACCCCGACCACCGCGCAGACATCCTTCACCACCGACAACAGGGTCATATCAGGCCGCCTTCGGTTGCGCCTCGCGGGCCATCCGCGTCAGGGTCTTGCGGTTGAGCGAGCCGTGCGGCGCGTGACCGGTCCGCGCCGTCACGAACTCGCGCAGCTGGTCGAGCGTCATGCCGTCGAACTCGCTGGCGGCCTCCGCGGGCGAGCTCTTGGCATCGTCGCCCTCTTCGGCTTCGAGCTGCTTCTTGCGCGCGAGATCCTCTTCGAGGATGGCGTTGCGCGCCTTCAGCGCCTCCAGCTCCGCCGCCATCTGCTTGTTCGGTGCGGATGCGCGGCTGTCCTCGATGTAGGACATTGCTTGGTTCTTCATGTCGCGACCGCCGGGGCCGAGGTTCTTCAGCTCCGAACCCTCGACGTCGGCAAGCTGCTCGATCGTGTA